ACTTGGCTTAGACCATTTTGTTTTAAGATCACCGCGCCGGTTATAGTCAGGCTTTGTGTGGTAGGGCAGGGCAAGGCCGGGGAAGGTATCAAGCAGCTCTATTTCGCCCAGGATGCGGTTGTCGCTTGCCATAGCTTCTTGCAAGCCCATTACAGCGTGTTCAGCTACAAGCGGCAGCTCTTCTAAATACTTTTCTTTCTTTGCCTCATCCAGCTCATCAACGGGTTTGTATGATTGCAGCTGTTCGATGCCGGCATGGGTTGCCTCAGCCATATCAAGGGTGTTCCCCTCGCCATCCATAACCAAGCGCAAATCAGTGATAGTTTGCACTGCAAACCCTGATTTCATATTTGCTGTGCCGCGTCTTTCATTAAGCCTATAAAGGGTATCTTTTGCTAAAAGCTTGTCTTTGTCTGACGCGGTTTTATCGCGCAGCGTATCGAAAGCTTTATCAATTAAGGGCCGGACGTGCGTCTTTTCAAACAGGTTTTTAGCCCTGTCTTTCGATCTCTGATTGCTGTGTGTGATTACATTGTGGCGCTTTGCCCACGTCGGTACGTCTATTATCATTACACCCTATCCTCACTTGTGTGAGGTTAAGGCGTATCACCAACCGACATATCAGGTCAAGTCACTTATCCAGTATTATTTTTAAACCACGCAAATTAGGTCGTAAAATCATTGATAACAGCGGTGTTGCCCATACCAGCTTTTGCCCACGCAATGTCTCGTTGCGATCACCGTTATGAATTGTGTAACGGTTTCCAGGTTCTGGATAAAGTATACCGGCAGCTAATTGCGTTTTTTGCCCGTGGTAGTCGTAAGGCTCATCAGTAAGCGCGTAGCACTCATGGCCCTTGGCATCAGGATGAACATATTTATTATTGATTGGATCAAGTAATACTGATTCAAGACCACCGCGTAAATATTGCCAAATGCCTTGGTATTCATCGTGCATACACCAATGCACAATGCCGGTTTCAGCGGGTCTGTAAGTGTGGCTGTAAACGTGCCCGTAACTTTTTTTGCCGACAGTGCGTGTAACAACTCCGTCGGCATCAATGCTGCACATACCAATAATTGGCATTGGTTGGGCCTCGAACATAATATCGTATGGGCTGCAATTAAGAACGCGCGCATACTCTTCGGCGTGGTCTAAAGTCATCTTGATGTTACCCGAGATATGCCTTGACACGGTTTCGGGCGTATGCCCAACAAGAGCGCCAACATCCTTCTTTGAAAGGCCGCTACGAACGATCATTGCATTTAAATTATTTCCCATACGCATAACATACCACCTTGTCCGTATCCGTTAAAGACAGATTATAGAGATAATCTACTTTACGGATGGCGTCAAGTGATGTAGAAAATGACGCATGACATTAGACACGTTTCGCAGACAAAGGGGCTGGTCATATAGTGAACTGGCCCGTCAAGTAGATGCCAGCCATGCCACTGTAGCACGTCGCTGGTGCTTGCCAATGGATCACAAAGACAGGCTGATACCTAACCCAACCTTTATGGATCGCATCATTGTGCTCAGCAACGGAGAGGTCATGCCGAATGACTTTTATCTGCGCCGTGACTGAGGATGAGCTGCAAAAACAGGTTGCCAGCTGGCTGGATGTAGCGTTGCCACCGGGGTGTATCTATCACCATAGCCCTAACGAAGGTACACGCCATGTGGCGTTCAAACGCAAGCTAAAGCTGATGGGTACTAAGTTTGGCTGGCCTGATCTTGAGATCTTTGTGCCCGGTGATGAAGCAGTGCATGGCATGAGCACGTCCGTGTTTATTGAGCTCAAAAGATTAAAGGGCGGCAAGCTTACACCAAACCAAGAAGAGATGCGGAACCGGCTATTGCTGGCTGGATGCCACTGGGGCTTAGCCCGATCAATAGAACAAGTGCATGAGATCCTAGAGCCCATTGTTAAGCTGAGGGCTAGGCCATGATTGAGGCTGGGGATGGATCATTTGCAAAGCGCCTAAACGAAGGGCGTTGCCCGAAGTGCGAAACAAGCTTGCCATCAAAGACTACCAACAACGTGCAATGCGGCAGCTGCAAGATAATCATTAGCGTGAGCCCTTGCACTTTCAGTAATTGGCTGGGCAAGTGCCGCGACGGCATGGTCCGTGAGCCCGACGGTGAGGGCTGTGTGCAGTGGACAACGTGCTGGAGTTGCCGCGGCAGGGGCTGGACATGATGGCTCACGTTGATTTGTGTTCCGGCATTGGCGGCTTTGCACTTGGCTTTGAATGGGCTGGTTTATCCAAGCCTGTCCTGTTTTGCGACATAGAGCCTTGGAGCCGCAAGGTATTAGCAAAGCACTGGCCCGACGTGCCGATTGCAGAAGACGTAAAGGAGTTAGCGAGTGACCCAAGACGACTTGTTCCAGACTGCGACATCCTCACAGCAGGATACCCCTGTCAGCCTTTCAGTGTCGCCGGAAAGCAAAGAGGCACAGAGGATGACCGCCACATCTGGCCGTTTATTAGCCAAATTATTGCACACAAAAGACCCGCTTGGTGCGTTCTCGAAAATGTTTATGGTCACGTTGCCTTGGGTCTCGACGAGGTGCTTGCTGACTTGGAAGCCCAAGATTACGCCGCAAGGGCGTTTATTGTGCCAGCTTGCGCCGTCAATGCCCCGCACAGACGCGACAGGCTCTGGATTATTGCACACACCGACAGCCACGGCGAACCAGATGGCACCATCAATGAGAAGCAGGGATGCGGGAAGTTGGTGGCGCACTCCAGCGGCGGCGAATGGCCAGCAGGGGCCAAAAAGCCCAAAGTTTTATCATCAATGCAAGCAGACAGGGCAGTCACAAATAACATTAGTGGACGAAGTGAGAATGTGGCCGACACCGACAACGAGGGATCACAAGGGCGGTTATCAGGGCGGCAGGGTGCGGAATGGCAAGGTGAGCATGGACACGCTCGATGTAGCGGTGCAGCACACAGACAACCAGCAAAAGACTGGTGGGCAGTTGAACCCCCAGTGGGTCGAGTGGCTCATGGGATACCCGGAAGGGTGGACAGACTTAAAGGGCTAGGCAATGCCATTGTGCCGCAAATAGCCATGCAGATCGGGCTGACGATCAAGGCGGTGCGTGATGACACATGATGAAGCAATGCAGCTGGCACGGGCTGAGTACCGGCGCGGCATCATGGATGGCATGGGCATTAACCTGATTGCCGAAGCTTGGGACATACCGCGTTACCAGGTTGTCCGACACGGTGACGGATACGGTCTAATGACCGAGGGCTACTTACTGGCCGAGATGGCTAAGCAAATAATGGAGATGGATCTTGGACCAGACAGAGTGGCCTCAGAAGTGTGCGAGCTGCGGTGCAAAGCACGAGCGAATGTGGGGCACCTGGATAATCAACGGGGCCGGAAAGTTGCTGTGCGCTAACGATAGGTGTTGGCGAAAACAGGTGGAAAAGGAGAAAGAAGATGGGAAGAAGATGGACAAAAGCTCAACGTGAGCAACAGTCACGCCGGGTTAAGGCATATTGGGCACGGCGCAAACAGGCTGAGATGACGGTGTGGCAGCGGATAAAAAATCTTATTGGATTGAATTGAGGGGATTGACAGATGAAACGCCTATCATGTAGCTCTAAGTCTAAGAGATCTACGGGGTCTCAGAAAGTCTCAGATAACCCACACATAAATTATTTAATTAACAAAGCTGTTAAGCATAGCAAAGCTCCGTATGTCCAAGCTATAGCTAGATCAGAGCAAGAGCCTCTTGCTGAGCTTGAACGTAGAGTTATGAAGAGGCTAAGCCCTAAGCTAAGCTTAGATAGGCTCAAGCAAATCCAGAAATTTCTGTCCAGTCTGTCAGCACTTGATCGTGCTGATTATTTGCACAAGTTGCAGGATGATCTCAATGGACGTAGCTAGTCTGAATGAGCTGTTCTTGGAAGCAGCTGAGACAGAACGCAAGCTACCAGCTGCTATTCGCAGACAAAAGATGAGCGCATGGCCTGACTATGTCACAGAATGGTCAGCCTATGGCTACAGTGCTTTTGAAGCTCCCAGGCTCAAAGCTACGCCAGATCAGATATCAAGATATGACAAGGCTGTTGGACTGGCTGTTACAAAGCTTGACGAGGAGGATCGGCGCCTTGTCTGGGCTGTAGCACATAGCGCAGCGTTTAGAGAGCGTGGACCGTCATGGACAAAGCTTGCAAGGATATTGCAACTCAACGATCCACGCATTGTAAAGCGGCGTTACAAGGATGTGTTGATTAGATTGTATTATGTGTTGTGACATTATTCGTCAAAGCACTTGACGCG